AGTACGTCGACGAGTTCAGCCCCCTGGACATCCAGGAGTTCGGCATGCAGTACCTCATCAACGCTTACGCGAAGACCGCCGCTCAGGCCATCGTCGACAAGTGCTGGGAAGAAATCGGCGCCGTCTTCACGACCGCCAACTTCGCCACGGAAGAAATCGTTACCGTCAATGACTTCGGCTATGATGACGTGGTGAACGCTCAGTTCCTCCTCGACTCCGCCAAGGCTGGTCAGCCTCGCTCCTTCCTCGTCGGCAACGGCTACCTGAAGGCCCTCCGCAACTCCGCCTCCCTCGTCAGCTCCCTCAACCCGAGCGCCAACACCGTTGTCACCACCGGCAACGTCGGTCAGGTCGCCGGCATGGACATCTATCAGTGGAACCAGATCCCGAACGTCGAGAATCTCGCGGGCGTGGCTATGGGACCCGATTCGCTGCTGGTCGCCACTGGGGTGCCGATGGCTGAAATCGCCGGCTTCACCTCCAGCGTCGCCACCGCCGAGTCCGGCCTGTCGATTCAGGTCCTCGTCGGTCAGGCTGAGACGGGCAACATCCGTTGCATCGCTCAGATCCTCATCGGCGCCAACAAGGGCCGCGGTACCTCGGCTGTTCGCTACGTCACCGCTGCCTAATCGCAGTCTGACGTTCAAATCAAGGGGCTCCGCAAGGGGCCCTTTTTTTGTGCCTGTTTGCCAATGGTCGCAGGTTTAGAATGAGCCTCTTTGCTGAATTCCTCCCTGACGCGAAGGAGATGGTGGCCGACTTCCCCGTGGCCGGCACGGCTAACTCTGGGGCGATTACCTTCTCCTGCCTCATCTCTGACCCGGCCATGCAAACCGTGCTCGAATCTGGGGGCTATATGGAGCGGACCCAGTACTCTGTCAGGCTCCCCGCCGCAACGGCCTCCTGGAGCCTCCCAGACGGCTCTACGGGGGCGTCCACGGCCATCATCAGCGGAGGCCTCCCCATCGCCAGCCTAGGCCAGGGTAAGAAGATAGTCGTCGGCGGGAAGACCGTCCGCATTATCACCCAGACCTACAAGCCCGCGTCAGCCTGGTTGACCCTGATCGTCATCGACGACAACCAGTAATGCCGGCCAAGGTCTCCATCGAGCCGAAGTCCCTGCAACAGTTCGTCGAGGCCTGCCGCCAGTTTGCCGCGGGCATGAAGATTACCATGCGGGACGCCGTGCTCGAGCAGGCCATGCTCGCCTGTCAGGACGCGGCCAAGTTTACACCCCCCCTCCCCCTAGGCGGCGGCGACGGCCTGAGCCCCGCAGCTAAGAAGGCAGGCCTGAACGCCGTGGCCGGGGACATCTCCAAAATCTTCGTGGCCGCAAACGACTCGACCAACAGGTCTGCGGTCGGCTTGATTATTAACCAGATTGCCTTTGCGGTTAAGTCGAACGACATCGGCGCCTTTACGCGCCTGACCACCGGAGGCAGTGCCCTTAGCCAGATCAGCAGCCGGAACATCCTCTCGAAGATTGTGCAAGACTCCGACAAGACCCGGGCTTTTGCCAAGGCCAAGAACTTCCTGAACCGGGCGACCCCCATCAAGAACGAGTACGGCACGCAGGGCTTCGTCACGAACCTTAGGACCATCCATGACCAGGTCAAAGGTCGCTTCGGCGGCCGCCTCAAGAGGGGACAGAAGGCCGTCTCGGCCAAGCTCTTGGTCGAAGATAAGAACGAGCTGCAAGACTACATCCTCAAGCGCCAGAAGATGGTCGGCATGGTCAAGTCTGGCTGGGCCAAGGCCATGAGCAGCCTGCCTCGGCCGAAGGATAACAACGGCCAGCAAGGCGAGCCCGGGGCCGAGCTGCGCAAGGCGACTTGGGTGACCTTGCATTCTGGCGTAGCCGGCTACAATAAGAACACCTTCACCGACAAGATCGCGGAGGTCTCTGTGACCAACCCTATCGGCAACATCAACGGCATCTCTGACGAAGCGGGAGTCCTCCCCCTGGTCTACGGCAACCGCGTTAAGCAAATGCCCGCCATGGTCCGCTATCGCATGCGCAAGCCGGTCAACAAATTTAACAACAAATAACCCATGGGCACACGTTCTATTCGCCACGTCGTCGAGGCCACTCTCGCGACTTATCTCTCGACCCAGACCGGGCTGACCACCGTGCAGTTCCTGACCGGGGACAGTAACGTCACGCAGACCCTGCCCAAGGCCGTGGTCCTATGCGACTCCGCAAGCCCTCCCGCAGACCTGCCCGAAGGCCTCGGCAACTTCAGCTGCTCGGTCCGCATCACGCTCTTCTCGAACGCTGACGACACGACGCTCGCCGATCACCGCGCTCGATGTGCCGCCCTTTCCGGCAACATGAATGACGTGGCCTCCATTAAGGCTGCCTTCGCCGCTACGGGCGACGCGACCTGTTATGACGTCACCCCAAGGTCCGAAGACGAAGGCATCGACGAGCGCTCCTGGGCGACGTCCTTTGCCTATGACGTCCTCACCGTCCTGCCCCCTGCCTAAGGGTTGCCAATTCTCGCAGGTTTAAGATGTGCGCCGCTGTAAATACCGGAACTGTTTGCCTCTACGGAATTGGAGCCGGCCAAGAGGCCTCGCTTTTCGTGCAGAGCTACACCGTCTCGTCTGGCTTCAATAACACCGGCACGGTCGTCGATGAGACTGGCCGCACCATAACGGCTCGCTATGACGACCGCCGCTCTGAGATTACGGTCGAGGGCGTTGCAAGCGCTTCGTCGATTCCTGCTCTCGGCGCTACTCTTTCCTTCACGGTCAAGACCGCTTCGGCTTATCCGGGCGGCTCTGCTTCGGTCAGCTTCTCGGGCGTGATCACAAAGGTCGACGACCGCGGCAGCTCGAAAGGGTTCGTGACAGTCTCTCTGACTGCCGAGTCCTTTGAAGAGATTACCTATTGATTGACTCCCCTGTTGTGGGGGTAATCTGAAGGGGTGGACCGCCGCTTCCTAGATAGTCAAATCGACCCGGCGCCCCTCAAGTTCCTAGGGCGTACGCTCTACCCTTTCTGCCTCAAGTACCGGGTGCGTCTGATGGCCTTCGACTCCCCGCTGGTGACCGGCTCCCGCGGCGTGACGCCTGCCGACCTTATCTTCGCCTGCCAAGTATGCGCTGAAGAACCCCTGGGCGGGCTCAGCTGGGTCGACAAGCTGCGGATCGGGCGGATGAACGATAACCCCGCTAAGTTTGAACTGATGCTCAAGGCCTTCGCCGACTACATCCTGGTCAGCCACTGGCCGAAGTTCTGGGACCAGACCGATAAGAAGACCGGCGGGAGCAGTAAAGCACCATGGCCCCTGATGGTCGTCGCAAACCTAGTGGCAAATAACATCGAGGAAAAGCGCGCATGGGAGATGCCGGAGTGTCAGGCCATCTGGCTGAATGCCGCCTTTGCCATGCGCAAGGGCGTCGACGTGGCGATCATGTCGCCCGAGGAAGAGGCCTATATCGAGTCCGAACTAAAGCGGCAGGCCGAGTCCGCCGCCGTTGCCAATCCAGCAGGTTAAAGGAAACCGAACATGGCCCAAGACCTTACCGTAAACATCAAGACGACCTCCGACGTTCCCCAGGCTATGGGCAAGGCCGGCTCGGCTGTTACTGGATTAAACAAGCAGATGGATGACATCGGCAAGAAGTTCGGCAACTCATTCAAGGACATCTTCCTCGGCTTTGCGGCGCCCATGGTTATCCTTCAGGGTGCAATTCAGATGATTACGTCGGCCATTGCTCAGGCTAAACAAGACGCAAAAGACGGGCTCGATCTTATCGCAAAAGGCGAAACGGTTTTTGCCACTTCTGAAGAAAAGAAGATGGCCGCCCTTTTCAAAGCCAAGAAACAAAGGGAAGAAGAACTGAAGCTTATCGAGGCAGGTAAAGAAGAAATGACGCGCCAATTTCTGACTCAGACAAAGGAAGGTCAAGGGGTGGCGCAGCGTATTGTCTCTGGTGCTGTTTCAATGCAGACGCCGGCGCCTTCGATTGACCAGATGTCTAAGATGAAAGAAGTCCAGGGAGAAGCCCTAGACAGGTTTTTGAAATCTCCAGAGGGTGCACAGTACGCTAAGATTCTCGCTGAAGAAGACGCAAAGAACGCGGCCAAGGACCAGCAAAAGGCCGGCTCATTCAAGGGCCCAGAAGGTTTCGGCACGGTCGTCGGCGTAGGCGCCAACCCTGTCATGGAAAAGATGACCCGCCAGAACGAGCTCATGGAGGAAATCAAAATCATCCTGCAAGAGCAGTTCATCCTCAACCGCAGCGGCTCTGTCCCCGCGCCCTTCACCGAGCGCGTCCCCCTCACCATGCAGAAGGCAGGCCTTTCTTAATTCACCATGACCATCGTCGCTACAGGAAACAATCTCACGACCGACAAGATCCAGCCAGGCTGGACCGTCGTCACGGACGGCTTCGGCCTCGTCACGGCCACGGCGACCTACAAGCTCGACTGGGCCGTCAGCGCTGCATCGCTCACCGCTCGCGGCACGGCCTTCGGTCAGGCCGGCTATACTTACCTCAAGGCGCACAAGGCCAGCATCTCTTTTGACTCGCTTCAGTATCAGACGGTCAAGGTGGATTACGTCGGCATTGACCCGACCGTCAACGGTGGCACCCGGACCAACGCTAACACCTCCGCGGCTAACGGCCTTACCGCCGAGAATATCACAACGCACCCGAACTTCTTCACCGCGGCAACGGGCTACGGTGGCACCGCCCTGGCTGGCCTGCCGGCTGACTTTGGCGGCTCATACAATGACTCAACCCTCGGGCCTCCCGTCACCGTTATCAGTGCGACCACCGGCAAGCCCGTTGTGGTCCCTTCCTGCGAAGGAAACTACGGCGCCTGCTTTGAGACCGGCATGGGCGGCCGCTTCATCGGCTTTGTCGACCCGGATTATCCGGACATCTACGGCAAGACCCAGTACCTCGCCCGCACGACGACTTATTCAGGCGTCTGCTATTATAACGACGCCACGTTTGTGCAGGCTCTTTATTTGCTTCTCGGTAAGGCAACCGCTACCAACAGCTGGGGCGCGTCCTTCCCCCTCATCCCAGCTTGGGGACCGACTGGCGCTGGCCTTTACGGAAACACGAATCTGCTTTCTCAAATTAACGTAGAGGAATACGGATCGCTTTATAAAGTGATGTACGAAATTCGATACTCTGTCGAAGGCTGGCCGTTTGATGTTTATATCAACATCTAAGCCATGAGCGTCCAACCAGGAACGGGCTATACCTTTACGTCCTCTAGCCTAGGGACTAACCTCAACATCGAGACGCGCTGGGCGCCTTGGGCCATGACCGGATATTTCGAGGAGCCAGGACACCCCTTTAAAATCATCAACGTCAGCATCAACGCAGGCGGCAATGTCATCTATCAGGTGCAGTCTGGCATAATCAATAACATCGTTCCACTGCTCGATGATTACATTTCTGGGACAACGGTTTTACTAAACCGAGTAACCGCTGGCGTTGCCGACCCGCCGACCGCCGAACTTACTTCGGTAAATTACGATGCGACCACCAAGACCTCGTATATCGTTTTGCGGTCTGGACCTGACGCCACAACCAACGACTTCCCTTCCTCAGATGTGGCGAGCGCCCGTTACCCTCAAGTGATTGGTGGGAACGACCCGGCAGTTGCCGATACTGATACGCAGGGCTTTATCTTCCTAGGCACGATCACCGTCGACAACGTCACCACCCCGACGACCTTCACGGTCAGCCAGAACATCACCGGCTCCTTGTGGTCCGACCGCCTAAAGCTCGGCACAAACACGGCTGTCTATTATTACGCCCGCATCTAATGGGCTACATCATCGGAGAGTACTCTCATCCTGCTACATGGCGGGGAATTCGCAGCGTAGTTTCAAACTTTGACGCGACCCCGAGTGCTCCTACGTTTGGAGATCACAACGCAGCCTACCCCGCCAGCGCTGCATGGCTTAAAACTACAGCAGGCAACGGCCTGTTAAGGAATCAACACAATTTGGGCGGTCAGGAAATTAGGTTCACTCAGAACACCCCACCTACCAGTGACAGTATGAAGCTTGATTACTTTTACGACCCCTACCCAGTCGACCTACTGGGCCAGACAGTCACGACCAGCACTAGCTCGTTTACAATCATTGCAGGCCACTTCAGTCCTAACGGCGCTGCGGCAGGCGTAGGAGGCACAACTCCCGTCCTTACGATTGGCTACTTGCAGAATATCACCTAACCCCCACCCCCTTGCCAATCCCCGCAGGATTAAGACCCGATGAGCTGCTCTAACACCGTAACCATCTCGCAGGGCAATACGTTCGCCTGCACCTTTGCCTGGACGCCCGGAGCATCAGGGCCGGCTAACCTGTTGACCACCACCCTGACCTCGGATGTCGAGGATCGCGCCGGCACGGTTTACCCCCTCACGATTGTGACCGCAAACGATGGCTTGTCCTTCACGGTCACCTATCCCGACAGCACCGCCGACTGGGCGCTGGGCCTTGGCCGATGGGACATCAAGTTCGCCTTCCCCGGCCCTCCCGCTGCCATCTCGCGTACCGAGGTCTTCCGTATCAACGTCATCGACAGCGTCACGGAATAATTCCCCATGCCTGACGCGACGATTTCCTCGACGGCCTCGACCTTCGGGACCATCTCCGGCACGTTTGCCGCGGATCAGTCTACGGTCACCGGCACAATCACGGCTATCACTGGTAGCGTGGACGGTTCGGTCGGCGTCCCCGGCCCCCAAGGCCAGCAAGGCATCCAAGGCATCCAAGGTATCCAAGGCGACCCCGGCAGTCCCGGCGCTCCTGGTCAAGGCGTGGCGGCTGGCGGCAGTACCGGGCAGGTGCTCCAGAAATTATCCGCGACCTCCTACGACACTGGCTGGCTGACCCTTCCCTCTGACTTTATTACCAGCGTCTCTGCCCCGCTGGCCGTTGCCTCTGGCGTCCTATCGGTGGACCTGTCGACCTATCTTCTGAAGTCGGGCGGCTACATGACCGGCGATATCCAGTCTAGCAATAACTCTGCTTACCGCAGCTGGGACGGCGTGTATAACACTGCCATTCTGAAGGCTGACTATCTACAGCTGGGTAACAGCAACGTCGGCGGCAATACGCTGACTGTCGAATGGGACGGCATCACCTTTGCCGACGGCAAGCAGACGGTTAAGTTCCCCGGAGCCGCGACCTTGTTTGCCAACGCAGCGCTGACTGGCAACCCTAGCGCCCCGACGCCTGCTACCAACGATGACGACACCAGCATCGCCACCACGGCCTTCGTCAAGGCGCAGGGATACCTCACCTCAGCCCCGGTCACCTCGGTCGCTGGCAAGGTGGGCGTGGTGACCCTCGACAATACCGACATCTCTGGACTCGGCACGATGGCAACAGCTACGGCCTCCGACTACTCGACGACTGTCGCGGCAGACGGTCTGTATTACCCCCTGAGCGGTAACCCTAGCGGATTTTTAACTTCTGTTCCCCCGCCTACTCTTACAAATCTAACCAGCGACATCAGCTGGGACGGCTCTGCACAAATTGGCCGGTTGTACATTGCTGGCGTTGTTGATATTGGCAGTGGCTTTACTGAGGGCCGACTTAACTTTACAAGCGGAGTTCCGAACCAGCCAGCCACTGGCGACTTCTGGACCAACGGTACTGATTTCTTCTATCGTGAGAGCGGCAGCACAAAGACGATTGCCTCGCAGACGTACGTTAACGCGCAAGGGTTCATCACTTCGTCGGCGCTGACTCCGTACGCCCCGCTTTCTTCCCCGACCTTCACGGGCAACCCCACCGCCCCGACCCCGGCGACCTCTGATAATGATACCTCCATCGCTACCACGGCCTACGTCAAGGCCCAGGCGTTCGGCGACCGCTACCTGACTAGCTCGACGACGAGCAACACTGTCAGCAACGGCAACAAGACCTTCACGATCGGCACGGGCCTCTCATACACGCCGACCCAGAACATCACGATTTCTTACGACGCGTCGAACCATATGCACGGCGAGGTACTGACGTACAACTCAGGCACTGGCGTCCTGACGGTGGACGTTAATCACCACACCGGGTCGGGTACATACGCCTCTTGGGTGGTCAACGTGGGCGGCGTCACCCCTGCGACCTCCGTAGCCTTCGCTGACATCACTGGGGCAGTCTCTGGAAATACGAACTTGCAGGCGGCGCTGGACCTGAAGTCGAACTTAGCCTCCCCGACCTTCACTGGCACACCGACCCTGCCGACTGGCACGATCGGCACGACGCAGTCTCCGGGCAACAACACCACGGCGCTGGCGACTACGGCGTTCGTCACGGCGGCGGTTCCGGCTTTTGCGACATTTACGACGCCGACACCGACAAGCACTACGACGTCAGTAAGCCCAGCCCTAGCCATGGACTTCCTGATGCACCCTGGCTATCGGGTATGGGGTACGCGTGGATCGTCGGCTACTTCTGGAGCGGGCGCGTCTTTGACTACTTACTCAACCACCGTCACAGAAGTTGTAGGCCCTAACGTCCTTACAGCTGGCTACGCCATGGCAATCTGGGATACCTCTGCTGTCAGCATGGGGATGCTAGGCATGACGCGCGGAACCAACGCCAACAACCGTGCATGGAACAAACCTGTTTATGCTTCTGGCCGTGGTCAGTTTGGCTACCCGCCTAACGCCACCTATAACGGCGACGCAAATAGCACAATCCGAGTCAGCGTCGGTGGCAAGTCATCTGCGGCCTCTGGGGATATTAGCATCAACGAACCTGGCTTCGGTTTCAAGTTCACCCCAGGCAGCGCCATGGTCTTGCAGTTATCTCAAGGCAACGGAACGTCCCTGACTAATGTCACTTCTAGTTTCACGCCGGTTGTGAAAGAGGCGTTTGACTGGAAGATTTACAGCGACGGAACTGGCAACGTCACTTTGTATATTAACGACTCCTCGGTCGCCACTTCGGCCAATGGTCCATCTACTTCGACGCCTGAATCCTCTAATTTCTACTTTGAGATGGCCGAGCAGACAGTACTAGCTACGGTACGCATATTTTGGCTGTCTATTAACCCTAAGATTTACTGGGGCGTATGATTACCTACAAAGTCACAACGGCTTTTCAGCCTGAATGGACTAACGTCTTTACCTTACTTTTCCCGGGCAAGCAGCACGACGCATCTGTCATTAATCCTACCGAAGCGTACTTCTCTTTCATCGACACTACCGTCACCCCCGCCGACCTCGGCCCGCTCGTCGTTGTCACCGTCATCCCGAACCCATGATTACCCTGCTCCTCATCGTCGTCGCCTTCGCTGGCGGCTTCTACGCTGGCCTGAAGAACGCCAACTCGTCTAAGGTCGAGAAGGCCAAGTCCATCATCGACCAACTCAAGGGCAAGTAAGGTATGCGCTCGCTCCTGGTCATCGCTCTCTGCCTGACCGGGTGCAGCACGTCCTCGACTGACCCGCTGCCGAAACAGCCGGACGCCCCGACCTCTCAGGCCGTCGTCACGACCCTAGGCAAAGACCTCGACAAGACGGATCACCGCGTCGGCGCCGCCCTTGTGGTCATCGAGCGTAACGCTACCTCCCCCAAGGTCGTCGTCGCTGAGTCCCGCCTAGCCCAGTCCTACCTCCCTGCCCCGCCCGAGGCTGACGTCGCCTTCGCTATGGCCCGCGCCACCAAGGCCGACCCGCTGGACTACAAGAAGCAGATGGAGTTTGGCCGCAAGTTAGCCACCGCCGTCACCTTAGCCTGGGAGAAGCTCGAGGCCGACCAGAAGGAAGCCGCCCGCGTCTCTGGACTCAAGGACGCCCGCATCAAGGAACTCACCGCCGAGGTCGAGCGCGTGAAGCGGGAAGCCTCCGACAACATCTGGACACTCGCAGGCGTAGGCATAGCCGTCATCGGTGCCATCGCCACGGCCTTTGCCGGCCCCAAGGTAGGCATCCCCCTGCTCCTCTCGGGTGCCGCCATCGGTGCCTTCCCCTTCGTCGTCGACTCTGAGTACTTTTCCTACATCGCCGGCGGGACTCTAGCCTTGGCCGCTGGCCTTGGCATCTATTGGCTTTGGGACCGAGTACGCGACAGCGCCAACGCCCCCTATGAGCCGCCGCAAAAGTAAAGTGAAGGTCGTCTGGCGTAAACTCGGCAAGGAGAAGGCATGGGGTCAGGCCACGATCGGCGAGAACCTTATCGAGATTGACCCGCGTCTCGGTGCTAAGCGTCAGCTCGAAGTGCTCTGCCATGAGCAAGGGCATCTGACTTTCCCGGACAAGCCCGAGACCGAGATTGACCGACTAGGCAAAGACCTCGCCGCCCTCCTCTGGGCTCAGAACTACCGCAAGGTGGTCCTCGCCCCTAACGCCAAGCCCCCGCGCATCACATGACCACGGAGACGTTCACGACCATCGTCGTGCCAGGGGTTGCCTCGGTGGCCTACGCGTCCGCCGGCGTCGCCTGCTTCTTCGCCCATCGCCCCGCCCTGGCTATCATGTGGCTGTGCTACGCCATCGCTAACATCTGCCTGCTGTCCACCGTCCTCCGTAAATGAGCCCGCCCCCTCCCATCGACCCGGAGTCCTTCCCGAAGGAACTGAAGGACGGCGTCATTGCCTCCATCCTCGGCGGCCTTGCGATGACGGCCCGCTTGCTCCTATCGCAGGAGCCGGTCTCTGTTGGCTGGGTCATCCGCCGCGTCCTCGCTGCCGCTATCACCGCGGCCTTGGTCGGTTACGCCATCACGGATCACATCGAAAGCCCGGGCCTCCGCATGGGCGTCGTCGGTGCCGCTGGCTACGCAGCCCCTGAGTGCCTCGACTACCTGATGCGCTACATCAAGAACAAGGGAGACGCGGAGGTCGGTGCCTCTCAAAAGAAACCCCATGGCAAAAACAAAGCCCCTGCCAAAGGAAAGCGGAAGCGCTAACCTGCTCCTCGCGGTTACGCTGCTGACGGCCTTCGCTGGCGTGGCGGCATTGTCGTCGGCTTACATCTCCGGCTACGTCCTCGACACCCTTCAATCTCGGGACGCCCTGGTCATGATCGTGACGGACTCGGGCATCAAGTCGGACTCGGCCACTGTCGAGCAGGGTCTCTCAGCTGCGACCCTAGCGCTGAAGGCTGTCCGCGACCTTGGGTGGGCCTTGGCTGTGGGGTGCCTAGGGGTGGGTCTGGCGGTCTTCTTACGCTCCCGCCGTCAAAAGGCTTCCTAGGGCAAACCAGAGGGGTCTAATACCCCTTGACGGACGGACACCTAGGGGCATAGTTAATGCCAGAACAGACCTAAACGGCGACTTGAGACTATCGGGCTTCACGCGGGAGCCCCTCGTGCGCCGGGTCGGTTGAGGCCGGTCGCCTCGGTACCCTCGCCGGAGGGCACCCTATGCCCGTCAAAAGTTTTGGTAAAGGATGTTGACGCAATGCAATCCGTAGCCGAGGATGTTCTGGCACCACCAAGAACATGACCACCGATAACCTCAACCTCAACGCCCTGACCCACGAAGCCCTGTCCGCGATCTTCTTCGCCGACATGAAGCTCGTCGGAACGCCCGCCTATATCGGCGTCGGCTTCTTCTGGAGCATGGAATACAAACACACCCTGCGCGATGCCTCGGTCTCTGCTCGCCGAAAGGTTCACAACGCCTTCCTCAAGGCCGGCCTCGCCGTTGACGGCGCCTCTCCTGCCCACGCGGCTATCGTCGCCCGCTTCGCCCGCTAATCTCCACCCACACCAAACCAATGACCAAACTCCTCGCCATCCTCTTCTGGGCCACGCTCGCCGCGTTCGCTCTCGCCACCTTCCTCGACCCGGAGTTCCCGGGCATCTTGGAAATCTTGAACAACTTCTAATTTCCACCCACACCCAAACACAAATACCATGCCTAAAGAAGCAGACATCACCACGATCACCATCGCCGGACGCCCGATCAGGCTCAAGCGACCCATGCAGTCCTGGGCGGCAAGTAAACTGGAACAGACGTTCCCGCAGCTGAACGCCCTGAACGAAGCCGGCAAGACTCAGGGCGACGCCGCCGCCGCGCTGGGCGTATCGCTCAACTCCGTTCGCAACTGGGCCGCCAACACCGGCCTCGAGTGGAAGAACATCGACCGCCGCGGTCCTTACAAGCGCATCAAGTAATGCCTGACCCGCTCGCCCACTCCACCGACATGATCACCACCATCCGACCGAACAAGATGCCCGCCTTCTGGTGGCTCGTCCCCTGGGCTTACGCCCGAACCCTGCACATGAGCGCCAACGCCCTCAAGGCTTACGCTGACCGCCTCGACGACCTGCTCGACATCCAGCGCAGCATCATCGAGGAACAGGCCGCCGACATCCGACTGCTTCGGCAGCGCGTCCGCGATCAGGACGACGCCATCATCCGAGGCACGGCCATCACCCCCGACGCTTACCCCCATGACTGACTTCCGCCATCTTGACGCCATGCGTCACCTCATCGAAGAGCTGTTTTTCGTGAATGAGAGAATCATGACCGGAGACATAGTGTCAGCCAAGGCCGCAATCGCTTCGACTAATGTGAAGAAGATTCTGAACCATTACCACGAAGCCCTAAGCGAGGAAGGCGCGACGATGATTTCGCTTCAGGCCTACGTCGCCGCCGGCGGATGGATCGGCATCGCCTACTCCTTCGAGCTAGATGGCTGTAACTTCGAGGGCTCCCAAGTCCCCCGCCGCATATGACCCGCCCCTTCTCCATCGTCGCTCTGTTCCTCCTTGGCTTCAACTCCGCTGCGGCCTCCGACGCTACCTTCCTTGAGGCCATCGCTCAGGTCGAGTCAGGCCAGAACCGCAAGGCCATCGGCAAGGCCGGGGAGCGTGGAATGTATCAGGTCGGAAAGGCTGCGTGGTCTGATGCCTGTGCCCTGCTAGAGTCCGAGAAGCACTTTCACTATCAGTGGTCGCAGTGGCGCAACATCACCGCCCAGGACATGATCGCGGCGGCCCACCTCCGCATCCTCCGTAAGCGCTTCAAGGCTGACGGCTACTCGACCCCCACCCCTGAGCAACTGGCCGTCGCTTGGAACCGTGGCTACGAAGGCGCCAAGTCCTACGGCTTCGCCCCGAACGACTACGCCACCCGAGTCGGGAATTTATTCCGCTCGCAAAAGGTTTTGACCCGTTAAAAGTTTCGACATGGCGCATCTGATTGTCTGCATCGACCCCGGCCAGAGCGGCGGCATCTGCTGGTCGGTCGACGGTGAGCCGGTCACCTGTGAGAAGATGCCCGGTACCGATGTCGAGGTCTGCCAACTGATCGCCGACCTGAGCTCGAAGGCCAAGGACGTTGAACTCTTCCTCGAAGAGCCGTCAGTCGCCGGCTACGGCCCGCTCATCCCCGCTGCCGCCATCGCCCGACTCGCCCAGAATTACGGCATGATCTACGGCGCCGCCGTCGCTATGGGTTTTATCATCCACCGCGTGAAGCCCCAGGCATGGCAGGCCGCTCACTCCCTGGGCAAGAAGAAGGACCACGGCAAAGGCTGGAAGGCTCATCTCCGTGCCCGGGCTCAAGAACTCTTTCCCACGCAGTCGGTGACCCTCTGGTCTGCCGATGCCCTCCTGATTTTCGACGCGGCAACCCGACGCGCAATTAACTGAGTTTACATAACTCGACAAAACCCTCCCTTTTGTAACCTTCCCAACCTATGAAAAAGAACCTCCCCACTTCCACCGCCGAGATCCGCGTCATCCCGAAGACGCAGTACATTCTGCTCCCTGATAACAAGGTCGCCCGTCTCCTGACGCCCACCGTCCGCCCCTCCGGCGATAACTACAACCTCCGCATCGACGGTCGCACCCGCCAGTTCACGCTCGACGCTATCAAGGCCATCATCGACGGCGCTGACCCGGCCACCGTCGGCAACAAGTAATCTTCCCATGAGCACCACGCCCAAGAACCAAACCCCCACCGCCGACCTGATTGCCGCCCTGGCTCAGCTCGACAACGTCAAACCTAACAAGGTCAACCCTGGCTTCAAGAATCGGTACGTCTCTCTCGACGCGCTGCTCGACGCCATCAAGCCCGTCCTCCTCGAGCATAACCTCGCTCTGATCCAGACGCTCATCTCCGAGGAAGGTAAGGTCGGTATCAATACCGCCTTCCTCCATTCCTCTGGCGAACGCTTCGACTTTGGTCGCCTGATGGTCAAGGCCGAGGGACTCGACGCCCAGAAGATTGGCGGAGCCATTACCTACATTCGCCGGCAGTCCATCCAAACGGCCTGCGGTATCTCCGTCGACCTCGACGACGATGGGGCCGTGGCGGCCTCTGGCTTCCGTTCTGCGGCCACTTCCCAGACTATCCTAGGCGGAGGCTCCGCCCCTGCCTTCTCCCCCGCCCCTCGCCCCCTGACAAAATGAGCGACCCTAAGCCCTTCGACCCCTTCGACCCCATTTCCGCCGCAATGGGCGCCATGCACGGCCAGAACCTCCTCGCGGCTAAGGACGCCCGCATCAAGCAGCTCGAGGAACGACTCGAAGGCATGCGCGAGGCCGGCGACGAACTCTGGTACTGCGTCCGCCACGCCCAGCGCATCGACGCCGACGCCCTGATTGAGGCTATCGAGGAATGGCAGGAAGCCCGCAACCATGCCTGACATCCCCGCCGGCATCGAACGAATCGCCCGCACCGTCAAAGGCCAGTACGCCCTGCTCCTGCTCCTCGATGGTTATCCTTATGTCGAGATGACCGCCCGCAAGCACGCCGACTATCTCTCCGACCTAGGCCTCTGGAAGCGCAAGACCCACCCGTCCCTGGCACGATCACAAGTCCGCTTCTTTACGCTCGCTCCCAGTGGAGAACTAAAAGAACTTACCTTCACCCGATGACCAATCGCGAATACCTGAGGAACATCCTCACTCAGCTCGGTGGCGAAGTCGCCGCCTTACGTCCGACCCCCGATGATTCTCACCGCCTTGCCGGTGACGACCTGTATCATTTGCAACTCGCCATCAATGAGGCCGCTGCCGAACTCGAGCGCCTGAGCGCCGACGACATCGAAGAGGCTTACCACATCAAACCGATCTACGACCGCCTGAAGGCCGTGGTCGCTCATGAGCGCGTCCTCCGCAATCAGCTGGACCGCGTGGCCCTCGCCGCCGACAACGCCATCGACCTTTGCAACCTTCTTTCAGCGCACGTCGAAGAAGCCAACCCAAGCGAAGACGACGCCGCCCTTTAATTTCCCACCACCATGCCACAAATCCACGACAGAAAAGAATACCGCGCCTTTCCAGCGCTTAACCAGTCAGCCGCAAAACATCTCCTGGTCAGTGCCTTGCACTATCAGGCCTACATCAACACGCCCCACGAAGAGACAAAGGCTCTGAAGTTCGGAACCTTCGTTCACTCGGCCGTGCTCGAGCCTCACACCCTTAACGACCTCTACGCCACGGCGCCGGAGTGTGATCGCCGGACCAAGGAAGGAAAAGAGATCTGGGCGGCCTTCTCTACGGCTAACAAAGGCAAGACCATCCTCGACGCGGAAGAGTCCGCTACCGGGCACCTCGTCGCTTCTTCCGCCCGTCACGCGCTTAAAGTGCACGGCGTTAAGTTTGACGAGACCGAAGTCATGTACCACGTCGACTATAACGGCATCCCGCTCAAGGCCGCCATCGACGGCGTGGCCGGTGACTATCTCTGGGACATCAAGACGACAGAAGACGCCTCAGCTGCGGGCATGCTCAAGGCGATTCGTAATCCTCAATACAAATACAACCTTCAGGCCTATTGGTACCGCGTCGTCTACGAGCTCGCCACGGGCAAACGTCCTCTCGGCTTCAGGTTTTTATTCGTCGAAAAATCTCCACCCTTCGCTTGGTCTGTTTGTGAGATCGGTCCCGACCTCATGTCCTGGGCAGTCGCCGATTTTGAGAAGGCCGTGAACCTGTACCGCGAGTGCAGCGCCTCCGGCGTCTGGCCCGCCTACCCGGAAGACGTCCAGGTCATCGACGTCAAGAGCACGACCACCGCAACCCCTATCACCTTCGCCTAACACCATGTTACCTGAAAAAACACTTAAAGCACCGATTTGGTTTGAGAACAGCCATTGGTTTGTTGGCGAGCAAGGCGTCGTCGATAAGGAAACCAACACGATCGTCACATGGGATGAGGTCAATAAGTTTGCCGAACTGTCAGTGAGCACAATCCATCCGTTTTGGATTCAGCCTTGGCCCTTCTGGGCATCTACCAAGAAGGAAGCCTGGTTTAACTACGAGTCCTACTCTGAGGCGTTTAAATACGCCCTTGGTCACGTTGTCATCAAGCGCTTTCATCAAAAAGCAGCACGCCGGTACTTACAAAATTTCCCTAACGATTTCCCAAACGACTAACAACATGACCACCGAAAACAACGACCGCCCCCCGCTCACGTCCATCTCGACCAACGGCACCTACAAGCTGAAGCTCATCAAGCCCAAGTTCGAGAAGGTCAAGGTCTGGGAGGACGGCACCTGCTCCGCCCGCCTCTTCTTCGTCGACGATAAGGGCTTCTGCCTGTCGAAGAACTTCTCCAGCAAGTACGGCAAAGCCCTGGCTATGCTCGTCGGCAAGTTCTCCGGCAAGTTCACGAACGAGATCAGGCTCGACGCAACGCCGGCAGAGTATCTCGAATACATCGCACCTGCCTGCGGCCAGACCATCCTCGTCGGCGTGGAGTGCGAAGCCAATGGCGAGTACAACGGCAAGCCCCAGTACAAGTACAAGCTGACGTACCCGAAGGGCAGCCAGAAGCCGACGGTTGCGAACGACCTGCCGAACCCCGAAGACGTCCCCTATTAATGAGCAACCGCCTCAAGATGCGTCAGGCCCTGGTCGAAGCGCTGCTCAAGGCGCCCGACCTCAACCTCCGCCGGGTTCGCCGGCGCATACGCATGTCCGCAAGACAGACGCGTCTCGCTTCCCGCGAGGCCAAGGCCATCCGCAAAGCCAACGCCTCCGAATGACCACCATGGCCGCCCCGACCCTTGTTCTAATCTGCGGATATGCAAGGGCCGGGAAGGACACCCTAGCCTCGGGCATCTTGGAATGGGCGACAAGGCCGGCGCGTAAGCAGTCGTTCGCAGACCACCTAAAAGACGCGGCAAACGACTATCTCATGAGCCTCAATCTGGAGGGCGACTTTCATAACGAACCCTTTAAGGTACAACATCGGGATTTTCTGGTAGCTGCTGGTCGACTTGCCCGGTCAATCGATAAGGACATCTTCGCAAAGAACCTTGCCTACTATTGCCCGATCCAGATGACGCCAGGGGAACAGGCGCCGGAGACGGTTATATGCTCCGACTGGAGGTATGGAAATGAGCTGGTCGTGTGTCAGGAAATTTTGCACGACCTCGGCTGGAAGGTCCGCACGGTCTACGTCTCGACCGCCGGCATCGGCCCCGCAAATAACGAAGAGCTCGACAGCATCCTCGACATCCGCGAGCGCCACTGCTTCGACCTTGAACTGACTTTTGCCCCTAACTCCCGCAATGCCATCATGCAGGAAGGGCGCTACATCGCGAAGACATGGCGACTCTGATCATGGAGAAAGAGCTGTCCCTCGAGGAACGCATACTCTGGGCTCGCCGTGCAGGTCTTAGCCAGGAGCGAATCGACTTTCTCCTATCGTGCCCTAAGTACACCCGGGCAGGTCGGGACGGCCGCGACCCGATCATCAAGGCCGAGAACCCCAATCACCATCTCCAGAAGCTGGGCGACTGCTGGTGGCTGCGCATCCGCCGGCGCAAGACCGACATCCTCCACAACCTAGGCAAAGACCTCGACACCGCCCGCCGGCACCGCGACGAGATGCTGACCGCTTACGACTTAGGCCTACCCATCCCTCACCTAACAAAATAATGAGCATCATCCGCTGGATAGCCGCCGGGGACAATCACGGGCATCACGTCTGCAAAGAGACTGAAGAAGCCCTCGCCGTTCACATCGGCCGCTGGAAACCTACGCTGCGCATCGCCCTCGGAGACTGCTTTGACTTTGGGGCGTGGCGTAAAGGCGCCTCTACCGAAGACCAGGAGGAAGGCATCGAAGCCGACCTCAAGGCCGGCAATCACTTCATCCGCAAGGTGCTCAAGCCGACCATCTTCATGCAGGGCAATCACGACATCCGCGCAGAGGAACAGATGCTCTCCCGCAACGGTGACCGGGCAGACAACGCTCGCCGCGCCGTGCAGTCCTACACTGACTCGCTCCAGGCTATCGACTGCCGCGAGATCCACCGCTACTCGGTCAAGGGCAAGAGCTCGAAGGACGTCAACCGCTTCCGCGTCGGCAAACTCACCGGCACCCACGGCTTCAAGACTGGCGTCACGGCCACCCGCGAGACCGCCCGCACCCTAGGCCGACCAGGGGATGTCGTCATTCACGGGCACACCCACGACTTCGCCCTTTGCACGATTGAGCACCTCGAGGCCAACATCGTCGGCGTCTCAGGGATGTGCCTGATGGACATCAATAAGGCCGACTACGCCCTCCGGCGCCTAGCCACGACCAAGTGGTGCAACGGCTGGCTCCATGGGGTCATCGACGAGAAGAGCGGCGACTGCAAGGTCTGGACCGCCCACCGCTTCCAGGGTAAGTTCATCTGCTCGACCGCTTACGACCTGATCTGATGCGCGTCGCCGACTTCATAAAGGCCGTCGTCAAAGCAAAGCCTATGCACGTAGATCGTGCACAACCCGCCGACCTCGCCGGCTGGATCAGAACCAAAGACCTGTTGCCACTTATCGGCGTGAAGACCTTGGCCGGCATCCGTACGCCCCTCGAACGCATCGTCAAGGCTGGCTTCGCAGAGGTTAAACTCATCACGAAGAAAAATCTAGCCTACCGCCTGTCGAAGAAGTTCAAGACCTGGGACGCAGCGCACAACGCCGCCATCGAGCTCGACCGCTTCAAGGCTCCCGCCGGCTGGGTCACGCTCACGCAGTATGCCCGCAAGCAGCGCCGCACCGTCCGCGGCATCCAGTACCGCGTCGACGGCATGGACATCGACACCCGCGTCTACAAGACGCCCCGCCCTGTCCCGCACTACCGACGCACCGACCTCGACCGCTTATTGCGCGTCCGTTAAAACATTTGACGCAGGGCATCCACGCCCCCACACCTCCAAACCTCTCTTCCCATGATCCCGCCGAATAATGTCGCCGCGGAACGCCACCTCCTCGGCGTCCTGCTCCGTGATGCTCTCCCCTTCCCGCCTGACCTCAAGGCCTCCGACTTCTTCGATGGTACGCATGCCGACATCGTCGGGGCTATGCTATCCCTCGCCGTTGATGGCATACGCGCCGACGAACTGACCGTCACCCAGAAGCTGCGCGAGATGAAGTCGCCGGTCGAAGCCGGCACGGTTTCCCTTCTCTCAACTGACGCGGGCGTTTCCGAATACCGTCAAGAGCACGTCGACCTGATCGCAAGCGCTGCCCTTCTCCGTCAGGCCTCGGACGCCGCCGCCAACGCAACAGACCCTGACGCCCTGCTCGACCACTATGCCCGACTGGCAGAGCAGCGCAAGGCCACCAAGCGCGAGAAGGACATCGGCGAATGGTTCGACCTCGACGCCCTCGACACCTTCAACCCGCTCGACGACAAGACCGTGCTCGTCGGCAAGTCCCGTCGCTGGCTCTGCGAAGGTTACGCGGTTTCCATTGTCGGCTTCTCCGGCACCGGCAAGTCTTCCCTCATGATGCAGATCGCAACAGCCTGGGCACTCGGTCAGTCCGTCTTCGGTCTAGCCCCCGTGCGTCCCCTACGCACTTTGATTCTTCAGGCCGAGAATGACGGCGGGGACATTGCGGAATCTTGGCAGGGCTCGACGTGCAAGATGACCGAGAGCGAGAAGACCAGGCTGAAGCAGAACATCGCCATTGTCCGCGACACGAAGCACATCGGCGGCGCCTTCCCTGAGTTCCTCGAAGCGCTCATCCTTCGACATAACGCCGAGGTAGTCTGGATTGACCCGCTTCTGGCTTACGCGGGATTTGACATCGCAGACCAGTCCCTGACGACCGAATGGCTCCGCACCCAAGTCGACCCGGTCCTCAAGCGCACTAAGGCCGCTATGATCTACATGCACCACACGACGAAGCCGAAGTCAGCCGACGACCTCGACAGCATGACGCCCTCGCAGCTCGCATATCTCGGGGCCGGCTCCGCGGAGTGGGTAAACTACAGCCGCGACGCTGGCTTCCTTTACCGAACCAAGGGCGAACCTGCCCGGTACAAGTTCGGCTTCTCGAAGCGAGCCTCCCGCTGCGGACTCGAAGATGTTGACGGCCAGCGCTCGAAGTCGGGCTTCATCTACCTCCAGCACTCCCCCGAGGATAAAGTCCTCCGCTGGGAGCATGCCCCATCAGGTACCGAGACCGCCCCCCCGCATACCGATTCCAGACCCGCTAAGGGGTCTAGGAGCCGTCCTGACTACGTCTGAGGGTACTGACACCCTCCCGACCCTTTAGACCCCCCTCCCGCCTCTAATCATGACCTCGTCGCCACGGTATGCAACTCCGTCTCCCACAGGGGGAGTATTTAATAACGCTACCCCCTCTGCTGGCGCGGCGGGGCGTATTAAATAAATTAAGCCGCCACCCTACCGAGATGTCCCCGCGTCGACCCTTAACCCCGGCTCAACTGAACCTCCTCCGCATCCGGCGAGAACTGACCGCCCGAAGACGCTGGCTCTGGAAGAACAAGCGCCACCTCATGGAGCAAGCCCAGGCTAAGGCCACGACCAAGGCCACCGAGATCCGGGCGACCGCTAACACTTACTTTCTCGAGACAGTCAGGGAATGGCCCGAGTGCATGACCCCCACGCAGCTCGACGACCTACTCCGAGACATCCCGTATACCCGTAAGGGAAAGAAGCGCCGTAAGCGCCGCGACTCCCTCATCCGCCGGCTAAGGCTCCTCGGCCTGATCGCGTACGTCCCGAGGTGTAACACCTGGCTAAACCTTTGCACATTGCCCCAGTCGAAACCTTCTGCACCGTCACAACCGAATGACGAAGGCTCGCATCAATGACCTCGAGGCTCCCACCAAAGAGGCTAAGTCGTTCGACGCCTGGTTCTTTTCCCAGTCGGTTAAGAATCAAGAGAAGATGCGCAACGCTGGCGTCCTGCCTTACCGCGAGATGGTGCAGAGCCGGCACGTCTTTAAAATCAAAGACGAGCACGTCCGCTGGATGCAGGATTCTATCGTCGCCGCTAGAGAGCAGCATGTCGAAGTGGACAGTTTTATTTCCCGCGAGCACGTCGGAGTCATGCTCAAGGCCTTTATCGATGCCCTGGCTATGAGCGGCTCAATGGAGATTCGCCGGCACGTCGAGCTCGTACGCTGGGCGCTCAGTCTGCCCGGGTGTATGTCCTCGCGTATGATCGCTAAGATGTACGGCCTGACACATGAGGCCATGCGCAAGCGAGCCCGCGTCATACAGCTGGCCGTCAACTCGGACGCCCAGGGCTTGTTCCCTCACTGCAACAGCAAGCGCGATAAGATGCGCGTGACGTTCAACCGTCATTAAAATCATTTAGTTATGATTGAACCCTCGAATAAAAAAGAGCCCAAAAGCCGTCAGTCCCCACTGGTCACCCACCAGCGACCCACCATGACCGTCAATATACCCCCCCTAAGGAATCTTTTTGGGCGTTCCACCCACCGCGTTGGGCGACACCTGCCGCTCTTTTACACGGGGGCACCACGCAGTTTCATATAAAACAGCAAACGGGGGAACTCCAGCACTCTAATGACGCGTAAACCTAGCAACCTCGAGATCGGCACGGCGCTGAACATCACGCCGCAGCGCGTCTCCGTGCTCAAGCGCGAGGGCATGCCGACGGATACGGTCGAAGCCGCCCAGGCATGGCGAGCAGCTCGAGAGGTTGCCCGGTCAGCGAAGGCGCCGAAGGCCGCGCCGGCGAACCTCGACGACGGAACGCTGGCCGACACGATCAGCGAGCACCGCGCCTTAGTCGGTCGGGCTCGCGGCGTCTGGCTTGCATCGATGGAAGGCGGCGACCCGAACCAGGGGAAGTATCAGACCGCGTACAACCAGAGCCTCAAGACTTTGGTCGCCCTCGAGGAAGAGCAGGAGCGACGACTCATCCTGGCTAAGGACTACATCAGCTCGAAGGAAGCGACGGAGGCCATGCGTCAACTGATGGGCGAGGTCGTCAACCGTCTCGACAAGTTAGCGCTCGATGTCGCCGAGGCCTGCAACGGCGAGAACCCAGCCCGGGCCGTGAAGGCGCTCGAGCTCTGGGTACGCAGAACGAAGGCCGACCTATCCGCGAACGATGAACAAGGCTGACCTGCTCCGCGTAGGCCGTGACGTGCTCAAGCCGGCGGACTCTGGTGATGTGGTCCAATGGCTCGAAGACAACGTCCTCGCCATCCCTGACTCTCCGATGCCCGGGCCATTCAGGTCGGAGCGGACGCCGTGGATCGCCGAGGCCCTGCGCATTGCGGCAGATGCCGAGACGAAGATGCTCACCATCCTCGCCAGCATTCAGTCGGGCAAATCTCTCTTCGCCCGCCTGTTCACCTGCCACATCATCGCCAACGCTCCAGGGCCGACGGCTGTCTTTCAGTCCACCGATGCCGAGGCAAAAGACTTTGCACTGCGCTACATGCGCCCGGTCTGGAACAACTGCCCGCCCGTCAAGGCCCGCGTCTCGGTCGACGACATGGACCGCTCGACGACGACGGACTTCGACCGCATGACGCTTTATTGCCGAGGCCTGTGGAACGAAGCGAACCTTCAGCGCCTCTCGCTCCGTTATACCATCGCCGACGAATGCTGGCAGGCACCTCCCGGGCACCTAGCCGAATTAAGCGCTCGAGTGACTGCCTTCGGCTGGATGGGCAAGCGCATCTTCATGAGCCAGGGCGGACGGGCTGGTCAGGAATTCCATCAGCTGCACGAATCCACCGATCAGCGTGACTGGAACTTTCGATGCCCCGTTGAATCTTGTTCGCATCTTCAGCCCTACCTCTGGGAGCAGGTTCGCTTTCCAGAAGACGCGAAGCTGACGGGCTCATGGGATTTGCAGAAGGTCAGCGCTGGCACGACTTACGAGTGCGCCGGCTGCCAGACCCGCCTGCCCGATACCAACGCCACCCGCATGGAAGCAAACGCTCGCGGCTGCTTTGTGGCTACAGCCTCTTCCGCTAACTCCGGGCACATCGGCCTTCACTGGAACTCGCTCGCGTCTATGAGCTGGGGCGAGCTGGCCGTCATGATGATTAAGGGGAAGGAAGACTATGAGGTGTACGGCAGCGATGACGCTCGTCGCCAGTTCAAGCAGAAGAGGCTGGCACTTCCGTGGGCCGAAGAGGGCGGCGAGATCGTGAACATCGCTCAGGCCGCCAACTACAACATGGCCGACGACTGGGACGGCGAGTCAGTCATCACACCCAAGGGCCGAGTGGTCGACCGCGAGGGAGCGCCAGAAGGTTCGTTCCCTTTCCGCACCGCCGGCATCGACGTGCAACGTGGTCACCTATATTGCGTAGTCCGCCGCTGGAGTCGCACCGGGCACAGCCGCCTGAAGGCCTTCGCCAAGATTGACACCTGGCAGGACGTCGAGGCCTTCGTCAAACTCCACGCCGTGCATCCGGCCCTCGTTATGGTCGATGCCGGAGACCAAGCCCAAGACGTATATCGCCAGACCGCCATGCGTGGCTGGAAGTGCGCAAAGGGTTCGGGCAACGAAGACTTCAGCGTCACGACCAAGGACGGCAAGACTACCCGCCGCTTTTATTCCGACAAGCAGACGATCATGGTGCCCGGTCTCCAGACCCGCGCCGTGCTCCTGGTCTGGTCGAATCTCGGGGGCAAGGATCTGATGCACGGGCTCCGCTCACGCCGCGCCTTTTCGTACGCCCTAGACGCTGGTCAGGACTACGTGGACCAGATGAGCGCCGAGGTCCGCGTAAAGGACAGGCGCACGGGCAAGCCCCAGTGGCTGTTGCCCCAGGGCAAGAAGGACAATCACGCTTTCGACTGCGAGCTGCTCGGCCTACTGGCCGCCGTCCGCTGGGGCATCGTGGGCAAGGAAACGACCGAAACCGACTTGCCTTCCGCATGAACTCGGGGACACTGAATTCAAGCGGCGGCGCCGATGGTTGCGGGAAGGAAGAGTCTCGTGGCGTGGACATGGGCGTCGCCGCCCCCTATCGTTGCCAATTCACGCAGGTCAAATGGCTCAAGGGTACTTTATTGGCCTCACTGAATGTGAGCTGCTCGACCTCAAGGCGAAAGCGCTGTCTCTGATCATGGACGGCAAAACGCTCATGTCCTACGCAGACTCCGGGTCTTCCGCGACCAAGGCTTTTCCAGGCATGACGCCGAAGGAGGTCTTGAACGAATCCATGTTCGCCCTGAGCCGCCTCGACCCGGGCAAGTACGGTCGCCGCGTGACCATGGTTAACACCCGATGGGACAACCGCATCGACTAATTTATGCCCCCCCGCAAGAAAGTCCCGACTGTCAGCCTGCGCCCGAAGAAGGGCAAGCCGTCCACCCGCAAGGGTACGCCGGCGCCGCAGGCCGCAACTGTATCTCAGGGCCGTTTCAATAACCAGTACAGCGGGAACGAGTGGGGCTCGACCGTACAGACCTACGCCCGCCGCGTCATCTACGCTCCGCAGCCGGATGACATGCGCCGCGACATGTCCCCATGGGACCGCAACGAGATGGTCAAGAAGTGTCGCTGGGCCGAACGCGAGTCCTCTCTCTTCCGCTCCATTCTGAATGACCTTGTCATCTACGTCTCGGGCGACGGCATCAAGCCGCAGTCCCACGCAAGCGACCCCGAGGTTGCCCGCCAGTACGAAGAATACTTCGCCCGCGAATCCAAGCGCATCGACGTCTCTGGCAAGTCCTTTGCCCAGTGCCAGTCAATCTTAGTCCGGGCTATGGTCCGTGACGGTGACGCCTTTGCCATCAAGGTCGTCAACGGTGACCGGGCACAGGTGCAGATCGTCGAGGCCCACCGTTGTGGCGACCCGACCGACACTGATACCCCTTCGGATTGCTGGGACGGCATTGGCTTCGGTAAGTTTAACGAACCGATTTACTATTCTATCTATCAGGCTGACGGTTCCTCCCGCAAAGTCGAGGCTCAGTCTGTCATGCACATCGTCGACATGGAGACGGCATCGGGCTCCCGCGGCGTCCCTGTCCTTCAGTCTGCGCTCTGCGGAGTCCAGGACGTCAAAGAAATCCTCGACCTAGAACGCCGCGCAGTGAAGGACAACGGGGACGTGAATCGAGTTATTTTCAAGGGCTCAGGCTTCCTCGACGAAGATGCGGCCTCTGAGATTTCAAATAGCCGTGGCTCTGCCGAGAACGTCGCAAGCCAGATGGGCGGCAAGGCTATCGTACTCGAGAGTTCTGATCGCTTTGAAAGTTTTGAGTCAAAAAGACCGAACAGCACCTTCGTCGGATTCCTCGCGGCGCTGGAGAAAGACATTTGCTCCGTGCTCCCGTACGAATTCGTAAAAGACGTAACTTCGGCCGGCGGAGCTGGGGTTCGATTGGTGACCGCCAAGGCCGCACGGGTCTTCGGAAAATATCAGCAGGTCATTCTGACGACCTTCTGTCAGCCGACTTGGGAATACATTATCGCCGACGGCATCGCCAAGGGAGAAATCCCTGACGACCCTCGCTGGTGGTCTACCTCCTGGACCACCCCTAAGTCTGTCACCGTCGACGCTGGCCGTGACGCGGCTAATGATCGCGCCGACATTGAGATGGGTCTCATGTCCGTCAGCGAGCTCTACGGTCAGAGGGGTCTCGATTTTTCCACTGAAATGGAACTGCGAGCAAAAGACATGGCTTATATCCAGAACCTCTCGAAGACCTACGGCATTCCCTTCGAGCTGCTCTTCCGCCCGACCAACACTCCCCTCGGCACGGTCGCACAAGTCGACCAGGCTGAACCGCTCCCCGGAACCAACCTTAACAAATAATATGTCCCGCTTTTTATCTCATGCAATCAAGGGCCGTGAGCCGATGCTTATCGACCCTGCCAAGGCTCAAGACTTCTGCGTCATGGCCGAGAAGTTTGGCTTCACTGACATGCTCGCCCAGTTCTTCGGCGTGGCCCCGGTGCCCTACGTCCAGAACGGCGTCGGCGTCATTCCGATTGCCGGCGTGATCGGCAAGAACCTAAGCCCCATCGAGAAGATGATGGGCGCCGTGGACGTGAACGACATCTCCATGGCCGTCGACCTTTTCGCGGCTGACCCTGCGGTCGAGAAGATTGCCTTTAACATCTCATCCCCTGGTGGCACGGTCACCGGCGTCGAAGAACTAGCGAACAAGATTCGCGACCTCGGCAAGCCGACCATGGCTTACACTGACTCCGAGATGGCTTCGGCTGCTTACTGGCTTGGCTCTCAGGCTGATCGCGTCGTGTCCTCAAGCTCTGCCACCGTCGGCAGCGTGGGCGTCTACATGGCCGTCCCTGACATGAGCAAACTCTACGAGGACTCTGGCGTCCGCATGGTCGTCATCAAGTCGTCTGGCTCCCCTCTCAAGGGCGCCGGCATCGAGGGCACGTCCCTCTCTGACGAGCAGGTCGCCGACCTACAGGCTGGCGTCGACTCGATTCACGAAGACTTTAAGGCCGCCATCCGCTCCAAGCGTACACTCGTCGCAGACTCCGCCCTCCGTGGTCAGGTCTTCTCCGGCAAGCAGGCCGCCGCCCAGGGCTTGGTCACTGGTCTCGCCGACTCCTTCAACAAAGCCCTAGCCTCTTTCTGACATGCCCCGCATCTTCACCGACATCGACGACACCATCCTGAAGGACGGCCAGCCTGTCGAGCGCGTCATCGACTACATCCACGCCCATGGCGAAGAGGTCGTCGTCCTGACGAACCGCTCTGAGTCCGAACGCGAGAAGACCGTGGCCGACCTCGATGCCATCGGCTTCGAGTACGACGCCCTGATCATGAATGACTCCGGCGCCGAAGCCCCTGCGTTCAAGGCTGGCGTGGTCAAGGCCGAGCTCGATGCCGGCCGCCCTGTCGACCTGTTCATCGACAACCGTCAGGACACCCGCGACGCTGTCTCTGCCCTGGGCGTGGAGGTCATGGACCCCGCTGCCATCCCTGAGATGGTCGAGGAAGATGACGTCGAAGAGGTTCCCGTGCAGGAATCTCCTGAGGGCACGGTTGCCAATTCTCGCAGGTCTAAGATGACCATCGAAGAGCAACTCGTCACGGCCGCCGCCTCTCTGGCCGGCCTTACTGCCGAACGCGACGACCTCCGCAGCACCGTGGAGAAGATGACCGTCGGCGCTTCTGCCGAACTTGACGCCCTTCGCGTCGAGGCCTCGGTCAAGGAAGCAACCATCGCTTCCCTCACGGAAGCCCTCAAGGTTTGCGAAGCCGAACTTTCTACCTTTAAGGCCAAGGCCACTGAGCTCGAAGCCACCAAGGTGACCGCCTCCAAGGAAGCCGCCAAGATCGTGGCGTCCTTTGGCACCGAACCCGTCGAACTTCCGAAGGGCGACAGCCCCTCGAAGATGAGCAACGCCGACATCAAGTCCGCTTACCTCGCCCTCCCTGCCGGTCAGGCCCGCATCGCGTTCTTCAACGCGCATAAGGCCGCTCTCATTTCTTTCTAACCCTCCCTACCTAACACACTAATATGGCTACCGTCCTCCCTACCGCACCCGCAATCCTGAGCGACTACATCGTTCAGACCGTTGCCGGCAAGCTGCCCATCCTCAACAACATCTCCGTCAATCTCTCGGCCTCCGTTGGCCGCGCTGGCAAGACTGTCTTCGTCCCGATCATGGGTTCGGGCACGGCCTCGGAATTCAATAAGGCCTCCAACACCCTCGCGGATGTTGACGGCGCCACGATGACCAACTCCTCGGTCACCCTGAAGCACTTCAAGTACGTCGACGAGTTCAGCCCCCTGGACATCCAGGAGTTCGGCATGCAGTACCTCATCAACGCTTACGCGAAGACCGCCGCTCAGGCCATCGTCGACAAGTGCTGGGAAGAAATCG